GACTCTTGGTACATTACTACAGATGTCCCTAATGGGATGAAACACTTTAACAGAGCTCCTCTTACAACTAAGATGGAAGGGGACTTTGATACTGGCAACGTTAGATACAAAGCTAGAGAAAGATACGTTTTTGGCGTATCAGACCCTAGAGGTATCTTCGGTGTCGAAGGTGCGTAATAACTAATTAATGAGGCCGGACACAATTCGGCCTCATTTTAACCATACAGTGATAAAATGAAAAAATTCCTAGTAAATATATGGGCTTACGATCATCACGCTAAATTTGAAGTTTTAGCAGAGGATAATGCTCAATCTATTGAAAACTCAATCCTTGACAAAATTGGAGAAAAGAGTATAAAATGGGAATCAACGGGAATGTTTAGAGACGCCCGTAGAATAACCTATGAGGAGGTTAGTCATGACCGAAGACCTATACAAACAGAAAAGGTCCTTGGAGTTGAGGTGGCAGTTGGAGTATGAGCAAAATGGCAAATATACTCTCAACATGGTCGAAATTGATAATGCAATTAAAAGCATTATTACTGAGATCAAACTGGAAGAATCTAAAATTGCAGATAGAGAAAATGCAATTCAAGCTTCGGCCGCTCAAGTTTCTGTGGCAACTTAGATAAACGCCACATCGCTGAAATCGTACTTTTATGCAGGGATCTCTTGCACTCTACTCAAAACTATCATATAAATAAACTACTATACAAATTTAACAAAACTTAAATGTAGACGCGTATAGTCGACTATCCCCTAGGGACTACATTTAAATATTCTAGGAGGAATATTATGGCAAACACATCGTTTAACGGTCCGGTTAGATCCGAAAAAGGATTTCAACAGATCAATAAAGCAGCTAGTACAGGAGTTATAACATCAAGGTTTTTAGGAACGAAACCTGATTTAACTAGTTTAACTGCAACTGTAGTAGCAACATCAGCAACATTAACTTACGCAGCTAATGTAATTACGGTCAACAACTATGCGGGGGACGCTGCTCAAGCAGTAACTTTACCGGCAGCAACAGTAGGAACTTATGTAGTTCATGCTCAATCAGATGATACAACTGGTGGAGTACTTACTTTGACTTTTACATGTGCAGGAAGTGATGTTTTTAGAACTGGATCAAAAGTGGAAAGTAGAGCCACTGGAGCAGTTCAAACTATAGACACGTCCACAGCAAGTGAAACGATATTAACGTATACACCTGCGAATGCAGCAACCAATAGTTTAACTCATGGTTGTTATCTGTATTTTACTTGTTTTGAAAAAGGCATTTGGAACTTTGCTCATGACTTATCAACAAGCAATACTGCAGATACAGGCGCAGCTGCTTGGAGTTAATAAATAAATAAAATAATGTGAGCTCCTTCGGGAGCTCATAATTAAGGAGATAAAATTATGCCAAACGTATCGAATGTAAAATCGAAATTTTTTGGAGCTGTCGATGCACTAGATGCAGATGGAATTTCTGTAGCAGCTACTATTGGGAGTGCAACCACATTAACTCTCGGCGGAACATTAACCTCTGGAGGTAGCTATACCTCTGGCGATAATATTGGCCAACTCATCACTATCTTATCGGCTGGTGATGACAGTGGAATAACTTTCACAGTAGTAGGAACCGATGCTGTTGGAGATGCACAAACTGAAGTAGTGACTGGAGCAAATGCTGGTACAGCAACAAGTAGTGGCTATTTTAATACTGTGGCTTCAATTACAACTAGTGCAGCGTCAGCAGGAGATGTTTCAGCTGGTGTAACAGCAACAGGAACTGGTACAGTGTTTGCAGGCAGAACTAGAATTCGAGGATTGCAAGGTTTAAGTGGAACTAGTGCGGGAAATCTTTTATTTAAAAATACATCTGTAACAGGAACGACTTTATTAACGGTTCCAACGCAAGCAGCAGCTGAACTTATTGAACCTTACATTCCTGATAATGGAGTATTGTTCGATGCAGGAGCATACGTTAATTTTGGATCAGCTGTAGCGACTGTAACAGTATTCTATGACGGGTAATGTTAGATGGCTAATGTTACTTCAGGCTCTTACACTTTCGACAAGACTTTTGCGATTGACGAAATAATCGAAGATGCTTACGAGAGAATAGGTTTACAAAACGTTTCTGGTTATCAATTAAGAACTGCCAAAAGATCATTAAATATTTTATTTCAAGAATGGGGTAATAGAGGACTTCATTATTGGGAAGTTGAAAATCAAAATGTTACCTTAGTTGATTCTCAAACTGTTTATACTTTTTATCGTACTGCTGCTGATGGTACTTCAGATGGTATTAGCACTACTTTAACAGCAGGAATTAATGCGTCTGTTACAGATATTCCACTTACTTCTGTTACAGGAATGCCTACTTCAGGAACTATCATTATTGATTCTGAAGAAATGACTTATTCAGGGATATCTTCTTTAAACTTAACTGGAGCTGTTAGAGGTGTTAATGGCACAACTGCAGCCACGCATAGTACAAGTGATGCTGTTTTACAGTTTATAAGAGGAGTGGATGATATATTAGAAGCAAATTATAGAGTAAAATCTACTACGATTGATACTCCAATGACTCAGATTAATAGGTCTCAATACCAAGCTTTTTCTAATAAAACTGCTACAGGTTTACCTACACAATATTGGGTCCAAAGATTCATAGATAAAGTTACTATGACTTTTTATTTAACTCCAGGCGCAGCTCAAGATGGTAATTATATTAATTTTTATTATGTAAAAAGAATTCAAGATGTTGGAGACGCATATACAAATGTGACAAATGTTCCATATAGATTTGTACCTTGTATGGTTTCAGGACTGGCATTTTATCTATCACAGAAAAATCCAGTTGCTCCACAAAAAGTACAAGAAATGAAACTGTTATATGAAGATGAATTAGCTAGAGCTTTATCAGAAGATGGAGCTTCAACTAGTACTTATATAGCACCTAAAATTTATTACCCAGGAACCTAATGACTTCATTTTCTCAAGGTAAATATGCATTAATGATTTCGGATAGATCTGGACTTGCGTTTCCGTATAACGAAATGGTAAGGGAGTGGACTGGAGCGTGGGTTCATAGTTCTGAATTTGAACCTAAACAACCTCAACTTCAACCTAAACCTACAAGTGCTGATCCACAAGCTTTGCAACATGCAAGACCGTCAAGAACAGCTCTGCCAACACCATCACCATTGGATACTGTTCCGTTTTCAACGGCCGGAACAACTACTTTAACTGTTAATGAAGATAGGCACCAAAGAAAAACTGGAGATGCAGTAAGATTTTATCAGGTCAAGGAACCTGTGGGTGGAGTATCGGTTGCTGCACTAGAATTAAATACAACTTTAAACGGAAACATTACTTCTACAGCTACAACAATTACTTTAACCGATGCATCCGAATTTCCTACAAGTGGATACATTGTAATTGAAAAAGTAGATAGTACGACAGGAGCTTTTGTAAGTGAAACGATTAAATATACCGGTAAATCCACTAATGATTTAACTGGCTGTACTAGAGGAACTGCGGCTCCTTCTTATGGAAAAACTCCAATAAGTACCACAGCAGGTTCTCATTCTTCAGGTGCAAAAATTTATGGATCGTATATAATAACTATTGTAGAAACATCATTTATAAATGATGCTAATAGCACGGAAACTTATAGTAATAGTTTTACCTGTACATTAGTTAACGCTGCAACAGGTACAGCAACAGGAGGAGGCTTTTTCGTTTTCGGCGGACCCGTAAACGATAGATCGTAATGATTAAATATTTAAAATTTTTATGGAAGAAATGTTTTGGTAGTATGGGAGATTCTAGGATTAAAAATACTCCAACTGCTATGCCGGTAGTAATACTTAAACCGCAACATTGCTCAAAACATAACAGATTTAAAAAAAGCTGTGCAGCTTGTGCGGAGGTCATTAAGTAATGGCTGGATATACACTCTCAGCATTAGAAGCTGACGTTAGAAGTTATACTGAAGTAAGTAGTACTGTTTTAACTGGTGCTATTCTAAGCAGATTTATAGAAAACGCTGAACAACGAATTTGGTTAGATGTTCCTATTGATGCATATAGAAATGTTGCGGAAGGGGGACTAGTTGTTGATGATAATACAATCAATGCTCCTGCAGGATGTGTTTTTGTAAGAGGTGTGGAAGTTTTTAATAGTACGGCTAATACTGAAGGTAAAGGAACATGGCTTATTAAAAAAGACCAAACTTATTTATCCGAATTTGTAGACCGAAAGACTGGGCCAGAAGGGGATCTAACAGCTCAAGATGTTACAGGATTTCCTAAATATTATGCGATGTTTGGAGGAGCTACTGGAGTAACTGATACAACGTCAGGAGGACTTTATATAGCCCCGACTCCTGATGCCGCTTATAAATATAGAATTTATTATAACCATATGCCAACAGGATTAGGGACTAATACTTCTGGGACTTATGTAAGTAGGTACTTCCCACAAGGGCTACTTTATGCTTCTCTGGTAGAAGCCTATGGATTTTTAAAAGGTCCAATGGATATGTTGACATTATACGAGAATAAATATAAACAAGAGGTAGCAAAATTTGCGGGTGTACAAATTGGTAGAAGAAGAAGAGACGATTATACAGATGGTACTGTTCGGATCCCTATCAAATCACCAAACCCGTAGTATAGGAGATTTTTATGGCAATAGCATCGGAAATTTGTAACAGTTTCAAAGAAGAACTTCTACAAGGCGGACATAATTTTAATGCGTCTGGAAGTACGCCTGCCGGAAATACTATTATGTGTGCTCTCTATTCAAGCAACTCAGCATCATTAAGTAAATCAACAACGGTATGGGCAGCAGCCTCTGATCCAACTGCAGATCCTACAGATACATACGAAGTTTCAACAACAGGTACGAATTATGCAAGTGGAGGACAAGCTTTAACAAATATTGATCCTACCTTAGATAGTGATACAGCAGTTTGTGATTTTGATAATGAAAGTTGGACCTCGGCTAGTTTTACGGCTCGAGGATTATTACTTTATAATTCTACAAATGTTACGGGCTTCACTAATGAAAGAGCAATTCTTTGTATTAATTTCGGTGGAGATAAAACAGTTACTAGTGGAACTTTCACTATTGAATTTCCAGCAGCGGCCGCATCAACAGCTATCATCCAGCTAGCATAAGGAGTTCTTCCTTATGGCTAATACTTGGAATCAAGCCTTAACAACCTGGGGTCAGAATCAATGGGGCGAACAAACTCAAGTTGATGTCTCTGTAACAGGTCTTTCAGCAACTTCATCACTTGGAAGTGTTACAGCTTTCAATGAACAAGGATGGGGAAGAGATACGTGGGGATTTGAAAATTGGGGCGAGTCCGCAATAACGGTTCCTATTACAGGAATATCAGCCACTTCAACTTTAGGAACACCTACTACTACTCAACTTACAGTGGCTAGTTTAACAGGTATTTCCTTAACCGCTTCTGATGGTACTCCGGTTGGAAGATCAGATGTTTCTTTTGCACTAACTGGAATTTCTGCTGCTCTTTCTGATGGGTCGTTGAATATAGAAATTGGTGTGCCTCTCACAGGGCTTTCACTAACCGCTTCTGATGGAACACCAACTATAGATTCAAGTAATACAACTACTCTAACTGGAATTTCTATACAGTCTGAAGTGGGATCTCCTACTATTACTTCAAATCCAGTGGTTCAACCAACTGGACTTTCAGCAACTTCTTCTCTTGGATCGGTAGTTACAGAAATCGGAGTCCCGGTTAGTGGAGATTCGGTTGCGTCTTCAGTAGGAAGCGTAACCATATCTACTCTCACAACGGTATCTTTGACAGGGCTGTCTGCGACAGCTTCAGTTGGTGGCTTAAGTATTGTAGCTTACAAAGATATTGATATTACTGGCAATACATCATATAGTGATGTTGACATAACAGGTTATACATCTTATACAGATGTAGATCACGTAGCATAGGAGATTTATGGCATCAAATTATAATTCATTGGGTTTCAACTTAATGACCACTGGCGAAAACGCCGGTACATGGGGAACCAATACTAATCTAAATTTAAATTAT